AAGTTTTCTGGCGTATGATTTAATTTTGTCGATAATGTTTTGCTTGTAATGCCCATTTCATCTGCTAATTTTGAGATTGTGTAATTATTAAGTGTCATCTGCGCTTTTAATAAATTTACGTTAACCATCTTTTATTTTCTCCTTTCTTGTAACATATTACATATCCTTTATACTTATATTATCATTTTTAAACCTTGATGTCAATACATATTGAGAAACTTTTTATATATTTTTTAATATTATTGTTGCGTGATATGTAATTTATGTTATAATATATGTAAAATGAAAATATAGTATTAAAAATGATGTGCGATTCGCTTGAATGAAAGTAAACAAGCTGTAAAACAATACAGTTTCAAAAAATAAAAAAAGACCTGAAGATTTCCCTCCAGGTCCTATAATTATTCTTTAAGCTCTGTGCTTTTACCTTTTTGAATTTTAACATTTTTAATCGCAAAGTCATAGCCCCCTGTAGCTGTAAATGTAACTAACATAGCATTGATTAACATAAGATATAAATTGCTTAATGCAAAGTTGCCAGTTAATGTGCTACAGATTAGGATATTTAAAAAAGCTATAACAAATGTAAAGTACCTTGTTGGTATTTTCTTAACTCCTAGAAGCTCCTTACTAAACTGTACCATTAACATGGTAACTACTACAGTTCCCATGTAAGTACATAGATACTCTAATGTAATAAAATCATTACTGCGCTACTTTAACTGCTGCAACTGCATTTTCTGTAGGATCGAGAATGTTTTGACCTTGTATTACAGTTTGATTAACACTACCCTTATATTTATTTACCTCAAAAATTTACTTCTTATTTATATAGTCTAACACTGCCTGCATAGTATCGAAGCGGCTTCTCCCAGATATAAGCTTCGATAGATAAGTTGTGTATTGCTCTTTCTTACCACCTACGCCTATTACATTCTTAACGCAAGTATAATCAAACGGTCTACTTCCAAATATAGTAGGGCAGTTTAATTTATCCGCTAGATATTCTGCCGCTCTTTGGTCTGCTATATTATTAAAAACAACTAAATTCTCCACTTTCTTTTCCTCCTTTTTAGCATTTAGAAATATATTCTTTGAGAAATTATTAAGGTCTACATTACCACTAATACCATTAACTCTTCCGGTTTCTGTATATTGGTGTCCTATAACGTTAAAACCAGTTTCCATAGGCTTATCTACACCATAATGTGCTATCCACCCTGGATATTTTTTAACTCTACTGTCTAAATTATCTCTGCCAAAGTAACCACCTGTATACACCATGCAGTCCATACAACTTAGAGATTTAAATTTAGTTAGAAACTCTATACATCTATCCGATATTTCTTTAGCACTTCTATCCATATTATTTGTTTCTATATCTAACGTAGATATTATATTAAATTGTTTATCTTTAATAGCGTTCCAGAAGTCCACCGCCTGCTGAGATGGATTTGTTTTTTCCGACATAAAATGATAAAATCCTATATTAAGATTTTGAGCTTTAGCACCGTTATAATGCGTGTTTAAAAGTGGATCTATATAATTAACCCCTTCCGTTGCTTTAATTATTACAGTGCTATATCCAGCGCTTTTAACTGTATTAAAATTAATATTACCATTATGCATACTTATATCTATACCTTTCATAAAGCTACCTCCTGTAAATTTAATAAAAAAAGTGCAGGCCTTTATTCCTGCTCCTTGCTTTCTTTAGCTGCTTGTCTAGCACTAGACTGCCCATAATAAAATCCTATGATTAAAGTAAATACACTTAAGAACTCTGTGCTGCTTATACTCCCTTTTAAAGCTAATATGCAAAATACTATAGTAGTAAGTAAAGCTATTATCTTTTTAATTTGGAGAAAATTTTTTAACCATTCCATATTTCTTTACCCCCAAAATTTTATTTAAATATTTTGTCTTTTACCTCCGCCACATCTTTTTTGACATCTTCAAGAATATTAAATTTATCTGTAAGCCTGGAAATTATATCCTGGTAGTTTTCTTCTCTTTCCCCTGCTTTTCTATCTCTTTTCTCCTGTTCTTTTAGAATATAAAAAAGCAGCACTACGAATAGTACTGCCCATAATCCTTGCTGTAATGCCATTTTAAGTATATTCTGCTCCATGCTGCACCCCCATGTAAATTTTAAAAATAAAAAAAGAACCTGTTAAGATTCCTTACTTTTAACATATTTATTTTTCTCATCTAATATTTGAAATGAAGATTGTTTTATTAAAGTGCCATTCATCTTATTTATTTTGTACTTTTATTTTATAATCCGCTTTTTTATTAATATTTAACATTACCACCAAGCTTTTTAAATTTATTTAAGACATGTTCTTTTGGTATTCTAGTAAATACATAAGCATTATTATCTAAAATATTATATCCATTAAGTATACGTCTCTTTTTTGTACCAACTATAATTGGTTCAGTTGGTACCAGCATACCATTTAAGCTATATAAACATTTACCAAATAATATATCCGAATTTACAATTGTTCCAGTATAAATCATAATTTAACACCTTCTAACTAATCTTAATAGCAAAAACTGATGCATTAATAGAATCATAATAAGCCCTATGCCCAATTCCCATATCTATATAATTATTTATCGTATATTGTTTAACGAATACTTTATAAGTATCATCTCCTACTTTTATAATATCTCCATTACTAATATTTGTAGCAGGTAAAAAATACAAACCATCAAGTATGCCTAAAATTCCACATGCTGGTGATACAACGCCATCTCCAGTTAAATAAACAGGGTGCATAAGATACATTCCGTTTGGAGTAGGATTATTTATATTCAAATTTACATATGAAATCGCTATTTGACCATATGGATTATATGAGCTTGATTTAGGTTGAGATGTTTTAAACCATGTTGGTCTATTAACTGAACCTAACCCTGATAAATTACTGGCAAAAATAAATTGATTTATTGCATTTGGACTTTCTAAATTAGTATTTAAATTTGGATATCCTATATAACAATATTGGGGATAATTATATAAAGTTTCAGATTTTTTTTGTAAAACTATCAGTATTCTATGGTCTAAAACATCAATAAAATATTCAATTGTATCTGTTGGTAGCCATGTCATATCGTTATTCTTAGCATTATTACATATTGCCCAAACTTCATAGAATTTATTAGTATGGATACCATTTGTACCAATTTCCAATGCCGGAGAGTAATCTTCACTTAGCCCTATCATAATTAAATTCCTTCCATCCTGTGTAAAATCTTGACTTTTTAATGTTAAGAATATGCTTTGACCTTCCCCCCCAATTACAGGGCTTTTAAAAACCCATCCATCTGAGCCACCACCAACAACGTTATAATCTTGTTCTTTATTACTAGAAATTTCTGTCCAGTTAGATCCAGAATATAAAATTGCATCATGTATTGTTTGTAGCAAATTGCTTTTTAAACATTCTCCTTTTATTAACACTTAAATTCCTCCATTCCTATTGTCCTAAATAAATTTTATAAAATACTAAGACTGCTTGTTCTATGCCTTTTAAAATAACATCTTTTTGACTAACAGACGTATCTTCTGAATTATACGTATAATCATATGGTATAATTCTTTGATTCTTTAAAATATTTAAAACGCATATAAAATTTTCATTTGAAATAGTGCTACCATTTATTATTTTTTCATAATTAAGAATAAAATCAGTTTTGTTCATATTTTTTGCACCTCCAGTCCTAATAATTTGACGTTTAAAGTTTCTGAATTGTTAGGATTATAATTTGTAATTACAGTATGCAATAAATTTGTATCTTTATCTTTATCTTGATAAGGAATAAATACACTATCTGTATAATGCATTACCTTACCTGAATCATATAATAAAAATCCATTTTTTACTTTATCAAAAACTCTAAATCTAAATGTACTACCATCTGGTATATCTAAATATAAAGTAGTTAAAATCATTGTATTATCACCTAAATCATAGTCTTTTGTAATTTCTTCTCCTGCTTTTAAGTTAATAGTATCGTTGATTTCTCTATATTTCAAATTTGTTCCACCTGAATTCCCTTGTATATGATTTATTATTTCTTCAAATATTTGTTCACTACTCCAAGTTGAATTTCTGGATGTTACACTATCATCTATGACTACGTCCTTGTCCTGTGTCACATAAAAAAACTCACTCATATGTTCACCCCTATTCACCTCTATTCACTGATAACCAGTTGAAAATCCCTAACTGCAAAATTATGATTTTCTGCATTTTTAATTATTTTTACATATATATCTTTGCTTTCATTCTGTTTTATGCTATCCATAGTTAAAAAATCTATATAATTAATACCATCAAAAGACAACTGAATTAGGTCATTACCAGGTGTCTCCGTTTCTATTTTAATATTTGTATAGTCCTTATCTCCTATATTTTTAATTGTTATTAATTCTTCTAAATCCTGTAACATAGCTGGGTTAATATTAGTTACTACATTCCCATGATAAATTATTTCAAAATTATAAGGACTAAATACCCACATATCACCGTATTGTATACGAAGAGCATCACTTGTATATATTACTTTCCCATAAGCATCTTTAAATGCAAAATATCCTATAATACTACTGTCTATAAATACTTTGCATTCCATATCTGAATTAAATAATCTAGTCTTAATTAATTTGTTATCTAAATCATATAATTCACAAATAGTATTCTCAGGGAAATTTTGAATAGTTATATATGGATTTTTATAAACTTTATAGGTATTTAATATAAAATTCTCATCACTATATTTCATAAATCCTTGTTTAGTTATAGCTTCGTCAAATTTCATGCCGCCTATGTTTTTATAATTTATACCATCCTCACTTGAATAAGCTTGTATATAATTATCTCGCTTTAATATTTTCCAATATCTACTCTGATTCTCTAATCCCTCATCCTTAATACCAAATGTATATTCATTATTCCCTAGATAAATCATAGAGTAATCATAGTCATTCATATCTTTAAAGTTTTCTTTTTCTAATTCAATTACAAATTCATTATAATCAAATTTTCTCTCTATCTTATTGTTAGAAATTAATTTTAATTTGCCTGTTTTAATATCTCTAGCCGCATTACTTTCTCCTGCAAAATCAGAAAATGAAGAGGTCAAGAAAAAATTCTCCACCTCTAATAATCCATCTTTTACTTTTATAAGTTTCATTGAAATCACCCCAATTAAACTCTAGGCTGCATAATATAATCATATGGAACAAATTCAACCACCTGTATATCTTTAGTTCCTACTCCCTGTGCTAATAATGTATGCGCTTCCGCTAATGCATCTTCATAACAATTTGTTGCATAGGAAGATACTTCGGCTCCTTCTTTATTAGTTTCATGCCCATAAGGTAAGGATGCTAAAGTTTTATCTTTTAATATTCCCCACATTTTTTGTCTTGGTTTTTTAAAATCTATTGTACTTTCTAACATAATATTTACCCCCCAAATATTTTTTCCTTTTCAAAGTTTTGTGTTTCTATATAATAACGTCTTTTACCTTTCAATTTATCTAAGTTTTTTATAATATCACCATTAGTTGCTACTTTATTAAATTCTCTTTCAATATCCATAGCTTTTGGATTATACCAAATTGGGACTAAATTAAAATGATGCTGTTTCATATAACCTATTAAATTAGCTATAAGTAATCCTATGGCTTGTAATCCATTTTTAACATCACAAAAATATACTTTTTCAGCTTCCCACCTAATCCATCTGTATGCCCTAATATAATCTGTATTTGGATTTGATGTATCTAAAGTATACCAATCATAAACCAATTCCATAATAAATTGTATAGATTCTTTACCTGTGCAGCTTAACCAAGCTTGAGTATTTTTATGCCATATCATCATTAGAATATTTATTAAATCTAGCATTATTTCAATACTAATTCCTATAGGCGGAATATTATAATCTATTCCCCAATCTTTTCCCCATTCAATAGGGTGATTATTAAATCTTAAATATTCATAATCCGCATTGTTTAATAAATCAGTATTATAATTAAAGTCCTTATTAGGGATAATTAATTCATCTGCAGGATATGTAGGCCTTAGCCACCACCATCTCTTAGTTACTTCAATAAATTTTATATTAGTTCTAGCTTCATATACATCTTTTATAATTGTACCTTTTAGATTCTTATCATGTTCCTTATATATGCTCCATATAGTCAAATCTAACAAGCCTTTTTCTATTTGTTTATAGATATTAATTAAAGATGTATAGTCTAAATATCCTTTATCTTCTTTTAATATAGTTGCTATAACTTTTCTATCCAAACATCTATTATCATGTTTACATAGCATTTTGGTTTTTTCTCTATAAAAATATATTTTATTATCATGTTTATCTATAGATTTTATATTTACCTTGTCTAAAAAATCTGTGTATTTATATTTTCCTATATTTTTAGGTAGGCTTATATACATTAATCTAGAATTATAGTTTTTATCTATAGATTTTATATCTATTAAATTTAAATTGCTTATATTTCTATATGCATTTATATTTTCCATAATGTTTTTCTTTAATATTTTTAGACCATTCCCAATTATTTCTTCTAAATTAAATCTGTCTATAAAAAAGCATGTATCTTTATCAATGTTTTTAGATTTATTTCTTTTAATAAATTTTAATTCATTCGTATTAATTTCTTTAAAATAAATCCTAGCTAAATAACAATTATAATATTTTTCAAAATTTATGTTTTTTCCTAATTTAAAATTTTTTATAATGTTATCTTTGAATATTTCTTTTTTTGCTATTCCATCTGTATATACAGTTTTAGATTTATCTAATTGTAAATTCTCTTTATCTATATATAAATTTAATATAATATTATTTTTATTTAGTTGTGTATTCCTGATATCTAATAAATTTTTATCTACCTTTATGTTTATATTTTTATCTTCTATATTTTCTAATTCTGTATTTTTATTTTTATTAATTTCTATAGTATTTGTATTTTCAGTAATTATATTTTTATTCTTATTTATTTCTGCAATACCTGATCCTAACTCTTTTTCAAATTCTTTTATCATTATAGAATTTTCTTTATAAAAATATTTATTATTATTCTTCCCTATATTATAAAAATTCTTATATAAAAGTTTATCCCCTATGCTTTTGTTTATTTCAATCACTTTATCTTTATAAAATAGCTTCTCCTTAGTTTTTAATACTTTCCATGTGGTATCATATACAAAAGCCCCACTAGAAAGAGTATTGTCCCCTACATATTTAAAACTGCATAGGGGAATTTTATGTAGGGGCATTCATATCACCTCTATTCTGTTGTTTTATAACATCTAATAGCAACACAATAATTTCTATTAGCACTATTATTTAAAAAATGAAAAGGCGCAGTTATCTTAAATTTCTTATAATATTCTTCTTCCTCAGTGTCTTTTTTATATGCTAATTTATCCATATCATAAATAGCACTAGCATCCCCCGCCAAAACATTTATCATTTTCCCTCTTTCCATATCTACTGGATGTACAAGTGTTATATCTGAAAACTGATGTTTTTTATGATTCCATCTTGAGCCCTCCACATTACACTTGTCTATAAATGGATTTGCAGTATAAAAAGCAGGATAATGGGGTTGATATGGCATGCCTATTTTATTAGCTATCATACATACATCTGTTACTCCTGTTGCAGTTCTTTCCCCGTAAGGCTTAGCATAATTAGGCTCTATATCAGAAGATACAGTTATACCAAAATTATATTTATCATCTGTAAAAGCTGAATCTTCTACTGGTTTTAATGCTCCTATATATGCATAAGATGTAAGATAGTTTTCATAGGGTTCAACATCTGCTGATGGATCTCCTCGTAATACTAAATTTATACTATCTTTAGTTACATTTATCCAATATTGAATTGGTAAAAAATCTTTAATTTCTGGTTGTAATTTTCTATACCAAGCCAATCTGTAGTTATAATCTTTTTGTATATTACTGGGTATATCTAAATCAGTGTTATCTTTATTTAATTTATCAGATATCTGCAATCTTATATTGTTTATAGAATTACTTTTAGTCTTTGCGCTAACATAAGTGGTATAATCTCCACTTTTGCTCCATTCATCAGAAACTCCAGCCATTACTTCTAATACTTGCGCATCTGTTCTACTAAGACTATTTCCATTGTAATTATAATAGGTATGCAACTTATCAAAGTCAATTAATGCCTTTTTTTCTTCTTTGCTTAAATCTGCTTTTCCCCTATCTATTTTCAAATAAAATTCTTTCCCATAAGTTGTATTAGCCTTTATAATGCACTTATCATCTTGAGAGCCTACTGTAAATACAGTGTCTACCTTACTTGTTACGGAATCATCTGTTATAAGATTTATTGTGCTTTCTCCCCCTGATGATCCTATTTTATCTATACTATCAGGGTAAACTAAATCCCATTTATAAATTCCAGCATTTTGTGTAATTTCTTTTACTAATGTGTTAACTAAATCTTTTACTTGGCAACTTCCTTCTGAATAATAAAAGTTTTCTTCCGCCATTTAATCAACCTCCTAAATTATACCTTTATATTTGTTAGTTTCAGCTACATCTATAGCATATTCCCTTTTATATATTCTAAATCTATAATTGTTTGTCTACTATTTCCGCTCAAATTATGTAAAATAAAAGAAATAGGAGTATCCCTTATAACGGGATAATAAGTATTAAAATACTTATGCTCACCTATTTCTTTTATAGTTGCATTATCTATTATTTTTGTTCTATTAACCTCTAAACTATATCTATCATCTTTTTTCCATCCTGTTTGGTTAAAATGTAATCCTGTAATAAGTACATCATAATCAAATTTAAATTGTTCCTTATAATCATTTTTTATTGCTGGAATATCTAATAGTATACCCTTAACCTTTTGATCACCCTCAATATTTTTACATATAAGGTCGTTTATCTTTTGCCCCAATTTTTTATATTTTACATCTGGCAATAAACTTTCCAATTGATTCAGTAAACCATATATATTACTTGCATTTATTTCAGGATAGTTAGTTTTTATATTAGCATCTATTGAATCTAATAGACTATTTTTTAGATCATCTGTAAGTTCATCAAAGTTAACTATATATTTAGGCAAACTCAAATTAGACACCTTCTAACACATTAAAATCCACCCATAGGACTTTACTAGTTCCACTAATATTATTATAAATAAATTTAATCATCCCATCTATATTATAAAAAACATTTAAATATTTATGTTCCCCATATTCTTTAGTCCTAACACCATCAAATATTTTTTTATCTCCTATGACTAAATCCCAACTATCCTCAAACCTCCAATTAGATTGACTATAAGTTATGCCTGTTAGTTTCCCAGTATAATTAGCCTCTATTACATATTGTCCCTTTATTGCAGGAATCTCTAACATTTTCCCATATATTTTTTGTATGCCAGATATACCTGAATTATCGCTTAAATTTTCTAATTTTACACCTAATTCATTTAAAGCATTTATTAAATCATTATAGTCTACACCCTGTATTTTATCTTTAATTTCATTAAGCAATTTTTCTATTTCAGCAGTAGAAAATGTTATGTCACCAATATCTACATTAATACCATTTTGCAAATAATCTTTAATTAAATCTGAGAGTTCATCAAAGTTGACTACATAGGAAGGTAACCCCATATTATCTCAGCCTCCTATACATAATCTATAATTTCTAATTTGTTATCTGTATTTTTAATTAATTGTATTGTTTTAGAATTACCATCTGGATAAATTGTTTTAATTCTACATACTTTACCCCCTGAATCTCTAATCAATTCCTCTTCCCATTGCAAATCTGTTCCATTAGCATATATAAATTTATATGCTTTATTATTGCTATCTCTAATTATTCTGCAAGGATACTCTGGTAACTCACCAGAATATATTGGATCTTCTTGCGTATTTATTTGATTTTTAAAATTTCTTTTTCTTAACTCTTGATTTAATATATAAACTACTGGTTCCCTAAAGTTTTTATACCCCATATGCGCCATATTATCACCTTCTTATTGCTGCTTTAACTTACCACTTCCTATTAGATTGCATTGGTCATATACTTTTCTTTTATCCCTCATGCCTTGTAGTTGCAATGTATCTGTATATGTATTTGCACTTACTTCTGTATTAATCCCAATTATTAAATACCATCCATTTCCTCTATCATTACTAACTATTTTAATAACTTGTCCTAAATCTATGTTAGGTGTTCCTTTAACTGGCAATATATTTAATGCTGTACTACCTCTCCACATATCTAAAAATTTATGTCCCGCTGCCTTTTGCTTTAATTCCTGTGTTGTTGCCAATGGGTTATCTATTATATCTACCCACTTTTCGCCATTTAAATAACTCGTCATAGTTTTGGATTCAAAAATTGAATATTCATCATTACAACAAATCTTCAAAATGTTTCTTAATAAATTAGCATTTCTACTAGCAGTTTCGCTGCTTAAATCTGAAGTAGTTATAGTATAATCATAGGGGTATAATTCATGGTTAGATTCATCATATAGGGGATATTGTTCCTCTAATACAATAGTCCCATCTTTTCTTGCCCTTACTCTAGCGTACATAGTTTCTACTAAATTAGTAATTATATCATTATACATGGTGCCTATTTCACATTCTAATTTTGAAACAGTATAATTAGTTCCACCACTTCTATAAAAATTGCATTTAGCATCAGATACAACAGTAGAAATTATATCTGCTGCTGTTTTATTATAAAATTTTAATTCTTTATCACATAAATTTAACATTCTATAATACATATCGTGGCAAGTCATTTCTATTGTTTTATCTAATGTATTATAGTCATAATTTTTCATTACTCCTGTAAATTGTATTACATCATCTATATATATTTTAACTTGTGCAAAATTATCTATTATACCTTGTGTACCACCAGCAAATATGGCAGTAGGTAGATTTTCATATTGTGCTGTAATCGTAGCCTCAGCAGTAGGTGTATCTAAGCTTCTATTTATTTTTACAGATATTAAACTATGTTCCAATATAACTTTATTTGCATCACCTTCTTCAAAAGCTCTGTATCCATTTTTTTTATAAAATTCTACTCTACACCTTGCCATTATCTTTCACCCATCCAGATACCTCATGATTACATAAAAGCTCTAAATTTATATAATAGATATCACCTTCTATGGGGGTATCTAAGTCATATTTATTTTGAAAATAGCCTTTATAAGTAGTTCCAAACTCATCTATAAATATAAATCTTTCAGTATATCTATTCCTAAATTTTATAAATTTATTTATATTAGATAGAGTTTCACTATCCGTTTTACCCTTAATTTGAAATGCAATTGTAAAATCAATTATACAATCACTTTTAATATCCTTTTGAAAATAAGTATATCCATCTATAGTTCTAATTCCTTTACGAAAATAAGCAGGTCTGGGTGGCTTATAACTACTTATAACAGCACCTGTATTTGTACCATCTTCATATAATAAATCTAATTTAAAATCTTTTATCCTACCTAAGTCCATAAAGCCACCTCCTAATCTCTTAATACATCATTCATAAATAACTCTGTCATTTCATCTTTTAAGCTTGCTTGTGTCATACTCTTAAATTCTGTTGCTATTTTTTGGGCACCTTCTTTATCTGCATTTGGTATTGTTATATACATTTTTACATTTTGTGTTACTCCCATATTCTTATTACTATTGCTAATGTTATTAAATTCACTACCGCTACCATAAGTTCCACTTAAAGCTAAATTATTAAGCCCCCTAAAATCAAAATCAGGCTTAACATTTCCTAAAGATTTAATTTTATTAGCTAGCCCTTTGAATTTGCTTTCTATAGCACCTTCTTGTCCATCTATGCCTTGTATAAGTCCTTCGCCTATAAATCCACCGTATTGAAAAAATATTCTACTGGGAGAATTAATACCTAATAGTTCTTTAAATCCACTTTTCACTTTGTTGGCTAAACTTGTAATAACATTACTTACTTTTCTAAACATAGATTTTATACCATTTATAAGTCCTTCTACAATATTGCAACCGAATCCATAAAAAACCCTACTTGGAGAATGTATGCCAAATTCAGTTTCAAACACATAAATAACTCTATCTGCAACTCGTGAAATGGTTTTTCCAGCATTTTCAATCAAAGATTCAATACCTAATATAAAACCTTTCATTATATTTTTTCCTATTTTAACCGTTGGTATTTTATTCAGATCATTGAATTTCTTTTTCATAGTATTGATATGTTTTGTAACAGTCTTTTCAACATCTTTAGCTGCCATACTCCAACCTTGTTTTGATTTATTTAAAAATGCGGCTACACGTTTTGAAGTACTATTAAGTGCTAATTGAGTTGCTTTAATAGCTTTTGAAATATTAGCTTTTATTGGTTTTAAAATATTAGCATTAGTAGGTAGTAATATTTTAGGCTTAACAGGTTTATTTAATTGGTTTTGCAATTCTGCTGTTTTTGTTTTGGCTTTATCTAGGCCTACATTATAACCAGTAGTTTCCCTTATAAGAAGTTGCCAACCTCTACCTATGATTTGCCAACCTGATTTTACAACTTCCATTAATAATATTGTACGAGTTTGAGCTTGTTGGACTTTATTTAAGAGTTTTATTTTAGTTTTTGTTGCATTCCATTCTTCTTTTGTTCCCATAACAGGCTTGCTGTCTATGTGCTCGAAGGCTAATTTGGAAGCTCTTATTGACTCATTACTTTGCTCATTATGCCATGTAAATTCCCCTATGTCTGTGTCTTGAATTGCTTGTTGCATCTTTTCCATATTTTTTCTTATTGCTTCCTCTGGGAAAAGTGAATTTTCATCTAAACCTTTTGCTAAACCTTCATCAATAAATTTACCATACATTTTAAATTCTTTTGAAGGAGAATGTATTCCTAACCCCTCTTTGAATATTCTTTTAATATTTTTACCCAATTGCGTAATTCTATAATCTACAAAAGGTTGCCCTTCTTTAAGCCCCTCGATAAGCCCTAATGTTATAAATTTACCATAACCCTGAAATTCCTTTGAAGGAGAATGTATTCCTAAAATATTTTTAAACGTACTTTTTATTCCATTTGCCATTTTACCAATAAAACTTTTAACCTTATTACAACCTTTTTTTAGTCCTCCCAATAATCCATCAGTTATCCAATGCCCTACTTTAAAAAAGAAGTCTCCTAACCCTTTGAAAGTAAGTTTCCAGCCTTCTACACTCTTTTTAAAAAAGTCTCCTATTTTAGAAAAAACTTTCTCCAAATGTTTAAATAAATTTTCAGCTGCCTTTTTTAGTTCATCCCAGTTTTTAATAACTTCGTATACAATCAATCCTATCCCTGCTATTAAACTTACTGTTAAAAGTATGTGTGGTCTAAGTAATGCAGGCAATTTAGCAAATATACTTACACCTTTTGATATTGCTTTACCTATGCCACTAAATATTTTACCCACACCTTTCCCTAAAAGTTGAAATGCTTTAAGTGCTCCGCTGCAACATTTTTTAGCGAACAATGGAATTTTAGAGAATACTTTTATTCCTCCTGTAACTGATTTACTTATTCCTTTAAATATCGTGTTTATACCTTTTTTGAGAACGGATAATGCGGTTAATGTACCTTTTCCACCTTTGCTAACCATAGCTGGTATCTTCAAGAAAGCACTTGCTGCTCTGCCTAACTTAGCAAACGCTCCTCCCACTAAGCCTACACTACTTACTAATTTACCTAAGATTAAAAGCACAGGGCCTAGTGCAGCCAGTAATAATCCCGTGTTAACTATCACCTTTTGCACTGGCTTAGGTAAAGAATTAAAAGCATTAACTAATATCTTTATAAAGTTGGCTATTTTTTTAATCGTTGGTGCTAATACATCACCTATACTTATCAATGCAGTTTCTAAACTTCCTTTTAATTCTTCAATACTTCCTTTTAAATTGTCCTGCATGGTAGTTGCCATTTTATGACCTTCACCATCACAATTTTTTAGCCCTTTTGTAAGCTTATTAAATTTATCGGGTCCCTGATCAACTAGGGCAAGCATTCCGCTCATAGCTTCTTTTCCAAAAAGTGTTTCCATAGCACTAGCTTTTTGTTGTTCTGTTAACCCTTTAGTTTTATCTTGTAATTGCTGTATTATTTGCCCTAAAGGTAACATCTTACCCTGTGCATCAAAAAAATTCATACCTAATTCTTGCATAACCTTGCTTGCCCGTTTAGTAGGACTTGCAAGATTAGTTAAAGCGCTCCTTAATGTAGTACCTGCCTGGCTTCCTTGGATTCCAGCATTGCTTAACAACCCGATAGCAGCCGCCGTATCTTCGAAGCTGATTCCAAGTGAATGTGCAACTGGAGCAACATATTTCATAGCTTCTCCGGTATCTGTTATTCCTGCATTAGTATCAGCTGCCGTTTTTGCTAAGACATCCGAAACATGAGAGGTTTTATCGGCTTCCATACCAAAACCCCTTAATGCACTACTTGCTATATCACTAGCATCTGCAATACTTACATCACCTGCTGCTGCTAAGTCTAACATTCCTGGCATAGCTTGCATTATTTCATTTACACTAAAACCTGCGGATGCTAAATTTTCCATACCTTCAGCAGCTTCGCTAGCACTAAAGGCTGTGTCAGCTCCTAACTTAATAGCTTGCTCTCTTAATTTATTAAAATCAGAACCAGTAGCGCCGCTAATGGCCTTAACTTTAGACATTTGTGCTCCAAAATTCATGCTAGCTTTAGTTGCTACTGCTCCAGCTCCTGCTAATGGTATTGTTAATTTTTTAGCCATAACAGCTCCAGCACCAGTCATAGCACTACCTAAACTTTTTATTCTTTCTTCTGCTCCACCTGTGCCCTTAGCAAAGTTTTTTAAATCTGCTCCAGCTGCCTTTAGTCCATTTTTCATTCCTGAACGGTCTAATGTTAAAAATGCTACTGCAGTCCCCACATTTACCGACATATACTCTCACCCCTTTTGGGCAAAATAAAAGAAGCATATTTCTATGCTCCATAAACTTCCTTATATTGACTTGAAATTTTTAAATCACCCCTTTTCATTATTAACTTTTAGCCACTCAATCACATCATTGTTATTTTGTTTGTTTTTATTTTCATCATCTATAAATCTTGGCTTAGGGCTATCCTCTTCTTGCATTTTAGACATTATATAAGCGCATGCTTCGTCAAAACAAAACGCTTCATAATCATTAACTAAGCCTATTATTTCACTCGGTCTTACCCTGTATTGTTGGCTCATTGCTATTACGCTCACTATCCTCTGGCTCCTCACGAAAAGATTCCAAATCAGATGTACCCTCTTGCGTATAATTAAATAACGCAACTAGCTGTTCATCAGTTAATTCTAATCCCACATCTTCTAAATCTTTAATACTAGGTTCTACTAATGCATTTTCTGCCATAATAAACATTACATTAGTAAGCTGTGCCAAGTCTACCTTGCCTTCACTTGCCTGTTTTCCATAGAATAGCTCTTCTGCTGCACTTAAAAGTTTATTAGGTATTACACCTTTTCTAACTAAATTTAAAAGAGATACTCTCTTAACTTTAGCATTAAAAGGTATCTCTTTCTTAAATCTTGGTAATTCTATTATTTCATATTCTGCCATTCTTTTTAAATCTTCTATATTAGTTACTTTTAATTCCATACTATTGCTCCTCAAAATTTTATTTGTTTTATTATATAGTTGTAAATTCTACACTTATAGGTGTAGTTGTTCCACTGCCATCAAGTAAATTTACTGCCTTAGCCTCAGCAATATAAGTCACGAATTCTTCAATACTAATTGGTATAAACGTTACTATTTTCTTAGTATCATCTATAGTTACATTCCCATTTACAACACTCCCATCAGACTTCTTTTTAACTACAAAATTATTAGCAGTTACATCATCTTGATTTATAGCTTTCCCAAATGTCCATTTCACATTAGAAGTTATTTCTACACTTACATCTTCATTACTATTTGTAACAGTTCCCCCATCTACTTTCATCTCAGGTGTTGTTGGAATTGGATCCGTTGGTAAAGTATTTATAAATTCTATTTCTACTGGTTTTTCTCCCCTAAATGGAATTGACTCCGCTTCATATTCTGGTAATAAGAATGCTCCATCTTTAACTTTATATTTTGCGGGTTTGCCTTTGCAATGCTTGTAAGTAAATTTAGCATAACCTACAGTCCTCGAATAATCCTTTTCCTCTGTAAATATTTCTACTGTGAACGGATGCCTTTCTGCCACAACTCCTGCTTCGATTCCACAATACTTATCTCCTTCTATAGTTCCGCCATCAACAAGTGCCATGGTTTGCATATTGAACAAATTATCTTTAAATTTTAATGTATAACCTATTACAATATCTTCTGTTTCATTTATTCCATATATCCTATTTTTAACCCTTAATATATCTCTCTTGCCTTCACTTTTTATAGGTTCTATATCTATTTCATCAGAAGTTTCAATTGTATGATTTGTATTTTTAACTTCGTCAATAAAGTTTACTTTAACAACATTAACTAATGTTTTACCTTCATCTACCATATAGATTATTACCTCCTTAATTTTTTATATTGTATATACTCTACACTTGAAGTATAAGCTTCTACTTTATCATCAATAATAGATGATGTTTCATTACCTGTAGGTTTTAATTCTTCTATACCTTTCATGACCTGTTTTATATTTTCTAATAAAAATTCCATAGTAGAATAATTAGACATGGGATGATAAATAATAATGTCAAACAACTTATATCCATTAACATTACCGTTCATAGCATAAGTCCCATTCTCTTTTATAACTACATAGTCACTAGTACATTTATCACTTTTCTGTCCAGGAGAATATACCTCATATCCCATTCTTTTTAGATGTAAAAATATCTTTTGCCATACAGTTTGAGCAACTGTATTATTTATTAGATCTTCTTGCAGACCATCACCTGGGACTTTATAATTAAAATTACTCATTTAATCACTTTCCTAACAAATTATTCATACCCCTTAGTATTTCAGGCGATAGCTGATCTACTGCTGGTTTTAATGCAGTATATCGTTTATCATTGCACAATTCCAGGAATGGGGAATACGGCATATTGCCAGCTACATAAACATTGCATTTATCACCTTCCCACTGTTTACCACCTTCTATAGTTTTTCTCGCCAATCCACTTCGATCTGTCCATGGTGCATTATCCTTTGCATGTTTCTCTAACTTTTTCCCTGCAGTATCGGCATAAACTCCTATAGCAGCTTTAGACTTAATTTCAAATCCATATAGTCCATTAAGTACGTCTTCTATATCAATTTTTAAGCCCATAACATCACATCCTATCCAAATACATATCTAATACTATGTTTTCAATATTGTTAGGATCTATAATCCTAAATTCAGCGCCATCTAAAATAAAATAATCATCTTTTTTTATTTTTTTACTTTCTTCACTATAAGCAATAAGCAATTTATCATAACAATTAGCGGTTACAGTTGCTGCAGCACCTGGACTAATGTTTATTTTACTTTTTTCTCTGTAATAATATCCATTTATAGTTGTTACATATAGATCCTCTAGTTTTTCGCCATAAGCATTTTTACCATTTCTTAAAATTCTAATTTCTTTTAATAAGCCTTTTCTATACAACTGCTTGTATATTCTTTGGCTTATCTTTGCCCTATTTATACCACTCATCAGTAACCATCGACCCTTTCCATGCTGGTTATATAATTATAACTAGGTTTCTCATTAAACGTTTCAGCTAATGTAAGCCAGTATTGCCTATTACTTTCAAGTTTAACTCCAGCTACTTCTAATTTATCATCAGCTGCAGCTTTCAATAAACATCCATTATAACTAGCCTTTTTAATATCATTGTAATTAGTTTCAAGTAGCAGTTCTAGTTCCTTGTCCTCAAAATAAGGGTATTCCCTCTCTTGGAGATTAAATTTTAAAACTTCTAACGGTGTAGACATACTTATCCACCTTCCCTATGGATTCACATATTTCTTCCCTTTAGCTTTCCTCTGATAATTCTTCTAAAAGTTCAATATGGTCTTTTTCAACCATATCTAACGCGTCTTCTATTCTAACTTTTAATTCATTCCCTATCTTAAAACAATCTTTATCATATTTTAAGTTTACTAAAGCTTTAGCTTTTATTGTTTTTTTATTTGCCATATTAACCATCCTTTTTACTTAGAATCTAAAAGAGTGGCTAAAATAACCACTCCTAGTTAACCGTAGCGAAGAAACATTCATCAGCTCTTTCAAATGAAGGCATCCCTAATTGAGACACCTTTGTTTGGACTGTTACGGGGTCATCCTTTTTCATTGTCATAATTGCTACACCTGTTCTTACTATTTCTACATTAGAACCTTGTGAGAACATCTTATCAGCCTCTTCTGGGGTTGTTCCATAATAAGTTACTCCTAATGCTCCTGTAGGTATTAATGTAAATTTTCCGCTTGGGAAGTAAGGCTGTTCACTGCCATCTTCTAATTTATAAGACCCGCTTACTTCAGCTAATGTTACACCTGTTTTCTTTTTTATATATTCTTTAATTTCATCATCTGAAGCCAAGTAGTCTGGGTTTTGTGGCCATCCTGATTTAACTATATTTTTGTTAGCAGTAATCCACCCAAAGGTAATAGAATCTAGTACAGCTCTATCTACTATATAACCTTCTTCTTTCATCAGTCTTTTCCATCTAATTATGTCTAAAACAGGATTTGAATTAACAGTATCTGACCATTTAGCAGTGCCAGCTAATACTTCCTTATGCTTTTCAGGAACACCAAAATCAAATACAATATCTCCATCTTCTGAAACAATAGAAATTACTCCTGCATCAGAAAGTAATTGCATTCTCATTCTTTCCATTTGCATATCTCCACCATCTACAAGGTCTTTATAATTATCAAAAATTTTAGTGATAATCATATCAATAACATTTTTGTTTTGAGCCTGTGTAGCTAATAGTAAGTCTTGTCTATCTTTTTCATTAACAAGCACTGATTCTTTAAAAAATGGCATTTGTTTAGTAATTTCATCTACTTGTGCTTTTAATGCTCTGATTTTTACTGCTACGTCAAAAGCAGATTGTTTTAATATAACTGGTTTTTTCTTTGCGCCTTTAATATATTTTAATTCCATTCCCAACTGTTTTTTTCTAGGAAAAAGAGCTTCACCAATAGTTACTTCTGGTGGAAGCTCTTTAATGTAAGTTGCTATTTCTTTTACGTTTATAATATCTCTCCAATCCATTCACTCATTCCTCCTTCTAAATTATAAAAACATAAGCATCTTCATAGCCGTTTTAGCTTCTAATGAAATAGTTTCAGGTAATGTCGATTCTTTTATAAATCCAAAAATAGTTACTGGAACAATCTCAGTGCCGCTGCTATAAGTAAAATCTACATCTCTGTAAACTAAACCAAAAGCCTTATCATTTGTAACTATAGATCCATCAACTATTTTGCCATCTTTACTTATTACTGTACCCGCTTTAAGTATTCTCTTACCTTCTACTTCTTTCACATCAGTTTTTTTAGCCTTTATCATTGCATTTTGAAATAATTCTCCTGCAAATTGCAATATTGTCTTATTTTCTCCCATATAAGTTTGTTTTGTTTCAATACTCATACTTTTCTACCTCCTATGAAAAAAATTTATTTTGTGCTTCTGTTACTTTTGAAGCTTCTGTTCTTTCTTTAGCCAAACGTGCGCCTAAGCTTAACTTCCCTTCATCAGTATCAATTATGTAAGATGGATCGCCTCCTATATTCCCAGTACCTCCTGGAGTTTCCTCTTCAAATAAATAAGGATCACTCTCTTTAAGAGTTTTTACCTGTTCGTCTAACCCTATAAAGGTATCATCAACAAGTTTTACTTTATCCATGTCCAAAAGAGCTCTTAATGCTTTAAGATTCTTAGCTTTATATCCTACTACAGCTTTTTCAAACTTAGTATCAAAGTTTAACTTAGTTAACTTATTTTCATATTCTTTTGTAGTGTCCTCATTCTTCTTCTTATATTCTTTAATTGAATTATTCGCAGTTTCTAAATCCTTTTTCTCTACATAGTTAGAACTGTCAACTAAATCCACATCCTTGTACTTCTTTTGTAAATCCTCTGGTATCTGTTTAAAACTTTCTCCTAATATTTCATTTAATTTTGGCATTATTCAACTACCTCCTATTCATCCTTGAATATTTCTGGATTATCTTTTATGAATCCATGTAGTGCATTGCTTAATCTAATAACAATCGCTTCATCTTGTTCAAAACCAATGTGTTCAAATATCCCATGAATAATTTCATGTAAAAATATATTTTCTTTATATTCTCTAGACATGTCATTTTTAAGTCTTATTTCTTGCTTCGAATATAATATCTGCCCATCTACATTAGGATCTTCTTCTGATGGATTATTACATTCAATAACTTTATAATTAACTCCACCTATCTTAACCTTACTTGATATATTCATTAACTTTCACCCCATTCCCAGAGCATAATAAAAGCACCTACTATTTTTATTTAGTAAGTGCTTATCAATTATTATGGTTTTCACATTTCTTACATATTTCTTTCCAGTTATCTATCTTTTTAATCTTATCTGATATTACGGTTTCTTTTATACATTCTTCGCAAACATCAACTATAGTTACGCATTCCCCTATATCTATATCCTCATTAATTATAGGACACCTAATCATCTTTCAATACCTCCATTAATTTCTTGAATTTATCGTCATATTCACCACTTTTATATGATGTACTTACTTTCTTATCCTTGATATTAACAACACTGCATCCATCTTCCGATACATATACAACTATTTGCCCATTCCATCTACTATATGCAGCTTTAGAATTGTTTATAAACTTCTGAGCCATGTCCTTAGTAACACCATGCTGTCTTTCATTGTTAATATGCTTATAATCAAATTCATATTCTTCTAAGTCAATTCTATCTATATTCTTAATCGGTATTCCTTTAATATTTAAATGGCTAGCCTCTCCAACTATTTTATTATATCTCTTCGTATCTCTATAATTAATTTTTAAAGATATCCATTCATTAACATTATTATACTTTAACTCCTGGAATTTATCAAAGGATTTGGGCATTTCTTTTCCTAAAACTTTCTTATAGTTTTCAAATTGCTTTTTATCGCTAGATTTATTTTGAGTTTTCTTTTCTCCTGCTATTGTTTCTGAGCTATTTTCAACATATTCCTTATACCAATCATCCAATTTACTGTTGCTTCCCCCATATAACCAATCATGAAGCTCTGACCCAATGTCCTCCATACTTTTAGTTATAACTGGTGTGAAGTAGCAAACTCCATTTGGATGGTCTAAAGGCAATTCATCAGGCTTATATACCTTTCCTTCTCTTCCGCTACATAAAGAGCATGGCCCTCTATGACTATTAGAAGTATGCCATTCTATTCCCTCTACAAATGGATTAGCCTTACAAGACCTTTGCATAGACAATTGATATGCATGGCTTATAGAAGTTACAGCTAACCTAAAACTATTATATTCTATTTTTTTATTGCCTACACTTGGATAAATATTTTTAAAGTTCCAATCCTTTTTTACATCTGGATTAACATAATCCGATAAGTCTCTTGCCAAATCATAAACGTTTTTCTTTTCCGCTAATCCCTTTTGAATTATATAATCAAAATCTGCATTAGCTTTAATTTCGTTGAGCCATATTCTCTCCGAAAGTCCCCTACCATCTTTATAAAACTGCCCATTTACAAGTTCTTCTAGTGCTTGCTGTGGTATTTTAGAAAACATATTGGAGAAAGTTTCCTTTGAGTTTAGTTTGTATTTAACATCTAATAAATTAAAGAAATTCATCTGAATACCTGTTGCATATTCAGCCCCCTTTAACATGGAGCTTTCTATGCCTCTTCTAAGTATCTTATTTAATTCTTTTATGTCTAATTTAAACTGTTTTTGATAATCTGTTAACCATCTTTCATTTAAACTGCCCTTATTTGCTCCTTTAGCTCTTCTCCCTAAGTCTTTCGCCACATCTTTATATAAATCTCTTATATTCTTTATTTGTTGATTAGTGAGCCTTATCCTTTGTTTTTGTGCTTTATCTACTAATTCTAAGTATTTATTCATATCACTGCCTCACTTTCAGGCATAATAAAAGCACCTATCTTTTAGGTGCTCTGTATCCAGCTTTCTTAGCTTCTTCTTCAGTATTAAACCATCTTTCTGCTTTAGTTCTATCATAATAAGTGCTACCTGGAACATGGTATATTTTTTCTCCTGTATTTTTATTAATATTCCCTTTTATTTTACCTTCATGCCCGTCCCCTTGTGGATTACCTTTGTTATTTCCACCAGCTTCACTACTAGCTTGTCTATTAATAGGTGTATTATTCGTCGGCTCAACATATACATAGTCATAACCATTAAGTTGTAACCTTAAAGTTAAAACAAATAAAGTTCCATAAATTATAGTTCCCATTGAATATACAACAATTGCATCCTTTTTATGTTTTAGTATTTTACTACCTGTTAAAGCTGCTACAAGTAATGCACAAAGAAATATTATAAATAGTATATAAAATATAATCACCAATTCCATAGCCATCCCCCTATTCCTATGTAAATTATAGCATAATCAAGGGGAATTTTGGTACCTATGTATCCTTTAAAAATTGTTCATTTTCAGCTGCAGTAATAGAAGTTATATCCTCGCATATTTCTTTTAATGCATTATCTACATCTTCATCATCTGTGAAGTCATTTATGTAGCTCTTATGGCTTCTTACATTGGTTCTTACCTCCTCCATGGCTAACTTCTTCCTATCTTCTTCATCTTCAGGGATAGGATAGCGCTTATCCAATACTATGGAATACTCTAGGTTATTCCATTCTGGATTCCATAGTTTATAGCATTTAAATTTACTGCAAGCTTCTACTAATAATCTAAGCATACTCCTAATGTTAGGTTCCCAATCATGCCATTTTTCTTCACTTCTAGCTATTAAGTCATTATATATATATTTGATAGTTTTTGCTGATGGAACATTTTTAAGCTTGTCATCAGTAGGTATGCTTAATTTGTCATGCATACTTTTATCTAAAATATCAAGGAACATTTTAACTGGTTCAGCATTGCTAAATGAACTTTCAACTCTTTGGGCTGATGCTTGTCTCCCATCTATACTAACTAGGGGCATTAATGCATTAGGAGCTATTCTACAAGCATTTACTGTATCATCTGTTGCATCAATTACAGCCGTTTGTCCAAACATCAGGAATCTTAAAGCATCATTAAAGTCTGATAACCTGTGATTATAGCTATTTTGTAGCGGTTTTAAATCTGTAATATCACTTTTACCATTTTTATTTATTAAATCCTGTTCATTAATCATTATCCAGCAAGGTATCTTACTTAATTTTGTATCTATGGTTTTTGCTTCTATAGGATTTTCTAAATCTAAATTATTAAATGTTTCTATAGTTAACAAACATGTTTCTTCTAAGCTTTTTTTATTGACCTTGCCCATTTTATAAGTATATCTACTCCATATCTCAGTAGTATTTATTTTTTGTTTTAATCTAACAAATGTAACTGATAAAAGCTTTCTTGGATCTTTTGGATCTAGCTCATAATTAAAGTCATTTACATCATGGTAATATAATCTTATTTTTTCTTCAGGGTTGGCTTCCATTCTTAAAAGTACTCTTCTAGTTACAGTTGCTAATCTAAAAGCCTTCATCGTTTCACTCCAAAACTGGCTACCACTAAGAATATCATCTATAAATATTCTTAGTTCTTCACATGTGCTTTTATCTTTACTATGCCTTGGTTTAAATAATAAAACAGGTTCTTCCCCTAAAAAGAAACGAGCCTGCCTATGAATTAATGATTTTATTTTATTGTCTATAACTTGTGAAGGAACATAATCCAAATCATCAGCGTTTATCCAGCTTTGACCTAATAAAGTTTTATCTAATAAAGCTTTATCTTTATCAGTTACTGCACCATGATAAAAATAATAATCTGCTTTAATTTCCTCTAATTCTTTCTTTTGATCATCAGTAAATTTTAATAAAGTTTGTTTTATATCAGCCATTAGAACACATTTCCTCCTCTCTTTTTATATTGTTTAAGAATATTTTCTTTAAGTCCCATGCCTTTTTCATATACCTTCTTATCATAAGATACTGTTCTATCATAAAATGTTAATGCTACTGCATCAGCTCGATCCGGTGAAGTTAACCCTCTTTTCCTCATGCCTTCTTTAGACTCAAGTATAAGTTTACCTTTACTTGTTATCCTATATTTTCTAGTAGTAAGCTGGCTTATTAATCTTTCATCCTGAGGTAATTGTATTTTAGGCTTTTCATTTCTCATATGAGCTGAAAAATTTTCTTCTAAGGTATCCCTAACTTCTCCCCATATGCATGTACCTAAATTAGCATAGTATAAATCATATGATTGCCCACCATTATTTACTGGGATAACATCAATAGGTAAATTCTCTTCTTTTACTACCTCTTCAAGCCTATCTGTTACTCCACCTCCTACACCAGTATCATCAATCTTAACTTTACATCTTTTAAGGAATGGATACTTTTCAAAATAACTTCTGAATGTTTTTATTATATAACCAACAGTAACCATTGTGCTTTGCTTACTATATGAATTTAATTTAAATACCTTATCACCTATTCTAGGAGCAATAATCGTTTCATCCAACCCATATCTAGCAACGTCCACTCCAAAATGAAGAATAAAATCTATTGCTTCAAGCTCATATTGTGTTGCTAATTCAGCATACTCTAAAGATATAAATGTATCGAGATCACCTTTAGGAAATTCGCCTAAAACTCTTACCCTGTAGACATCGCTATCCTCATGGTATTTCTCCTTAAGCATTTCAATATTTTCTTTTGAAGTCCTAGGACTATCTAAGCTACTTACTTTATGAATTTTATAATGAGCCCTATCTCTATTATGGCTATCATAAAAAACTCCACTTGTTTTATTAGGGTTTCCACACATTAAGAGCTTATTTTCCGCTCCTGATAAAGTACCAAGTATAGCTTCCATAATGGGGTCAGCAACACCAGAAGCTTCATCAATTACAAAAAGCATATAATCTTCATGGAATCCTTGCATATTTTCTGGCTTTGTTGCCGTTTTAGCAGTAGCAAACCATCTTTCCTCTTCACCTATCATATATATTTTAGTCTTTGTCCATTTAAGGAAGCCTTTAACCTTGCTCTTGTTAAGCCATTTAGCAACCTCTGCCCAAAGTACATCATATAACTGCTGCATTGTTGGGGCTGTAGCTACTACTTTAGGGAATGGTCTGCAACATAAAAACCATATAATTATAGTCGCTTCTAATCCTGTTTTACCTACTCCTTGGCCACTCCTTACAGATACCCTAGGAGTATTTGCAATGTCCATCATTACTTTAGCTTGCCATTCATCAGGATAAAAGCCTAACATATCCTCAGCAAAAGCTACTGGATTATCCCAATAAATATCTAATAATTCAACAAATATATTAGAATCATCCATTTGAATTCACCTCAGATTGTTGCTTCTTTTCTCTACGTTTAGCAATCTCCTGAATAGCTGATTTCCAATCTTTAATACCAGCTTTAGATTTTTCTTTATCTAATCCTTCTAATTCTAAATAGTTTTTAATTAAACTTCTTAACTCTGATATAGCTCTACTCTGTGCATTTAAAAAAGTAGCCTGTCTATCCCAAGCAAACTGAAACTCCCATTCAGTTTTGTCAGTATATCCACCTTCAAAACTTGAATGTTCTTCCTTCTTAAGCTCCTTAATCATTTCTTCTTTTTCTGTTACATGCATTATTTTTTGAGCCCTTATTATTGCAGCATACTGGATAGTTATCTGGTCCCAAAGCATATCCAAAGGAGTTTTTGTTTCTATCTCTTGAATAATATCTAATGTATCCTTCGGAAGATACTTAGAGAAAAAGCCATGGGTTTCAGCATTCTTATTTTTTACTGGTGCTCCATGGCCTACTGCATTTTTATTATTAGGCTGACCACCTTTATTGCGTTTTTCTTTTGTTGTACAACTTTTATTTGATTGTTGTACAACATTTCTTTTCTTATTCCATTTATCTCTGCTTTTCCAAACTGCTATGACTTTTTCATCTTCATTTAAAATTTTAGCTATTTCCCTATTTGTAATATTTCCTTCATTTTCTTTATATATTTCAAATGCTTTATCCCTATTAGGGCTTCTAGCTCTTGCCATACCACCACCTCGTCGCTAAGTGCTTATTCGTTTATTTTGGTAATAGAAAAAGAGTCTAATTTTTTTTAGACTCTTTTATTTCTTTGTTTTGTGATTCTTCTATTTCTTTATTTTGTAGAACAAATTTCTTTTCTACATTTTCACTTCTTTCATCATAAAAAACTTCAATCACTTTTATATCCTTTGCCCTTAAAACAACCCATGCTGTATTATCTTCACTAAAATCATCTATTACCTTTACGCTATCATCAAGTTGATTTTTGTACTTTATATATTCACTTAACATAATATGAATATCATCAAAATTATTAGTGTTTTCATATTTCCTTAGTTTTCCATCATATATAATTTCACCATCAGTTAAATGTAACCTCATTATTACTCCATATTTTTTATCATCAATATCATCAAATATGTTGGCATGTATGGTTAAATTTATTTTTAAGGTTTTAAGAACTTTATTAAAAGTTTGTCATATTTATTATTATTACTTTTTTTATATTTTTCTAATATTTCTTCTGTTTAATAGCTCCACCTTTTCCTCTATAATAACTGTCATGCTTCATCATATTTTCAAAATCAGAGAAGGAGAGTTCTCTATTCTTTGAATGTTTCCCTCTCCTTCCCCTTCGTTTCTTGATATTCTTATTAAGTTTCTTATATACTTCCGCTTGATTTTCCCCAAGAATTTCACCAATCTTCACCCTTCTCCCTCCCTTCCCCTATAACTAAAAAGAGACACCAGCTTTTTAAACTGATGCCTCTTGGAACTTTGTTCGGTTATTAGCATATTCCTACTCATTCACTGTAAAATAAAAGAGAGGTAGCAGATCACGCTGCAAACCTCTCGCTATATCTAAATATAAATTTACAGTATAATTATAGCATACATTATTTAGTCATTGCAAGGACATAAAACTGACATCCATCTTTGATATTTGCGTACTATTGGAGCTATTTTAGATTTATCTTCTTCTTCAAATTTCTTTTAACGTTCACAAACTTTATGGATTCTCTTAAATTCCTCTAAATTTTTGTTATGCTCTTTAATATCATCTTCTGTAAGTTCTCTAATATCTTCTAAATCATTTATATTTATCTCACAAATTAATTCGCAATCTTCATCAAGCAAATACCATATACAATAGTCATAATCATGTGATATCATTTCTTTCATAGATTTTTCATAGCTTATCCTATAAAAACGTTCCATCTCTTCTACTTCTATAGGTCTAATAACCAATAATCTTTCACTATCTTCTTCAATTTTAAAAACTATTAGAGTTAATCCTTCTACTCCTCGCCAGTATTTGCTAGGATTACTTTTTACTCTTCCTACTAATTGCTTTGATTTACTCATATACCTGTGTCCTCCTTCACCATATATTTGAAATGTCTAGTTATCGTTTTATCGCTATATATAAACAATTTGATATTTATTCAGTCCAGCCAAGCATCTTAGATCTTCTATTTCGACCTTTTTTAGCTACCTTATCAACATTTGTTAATATCCAATCGTCATCATAACTATAATCTTTATCACATTTTTTAATGCTGTCTATAAAATCTTTAACTGTATATCCATAGTATGGAGCTAACATTTTTATGGCTTGTTTCAAGCTTTTAGCTAAAATAACTCCGTCAAGGCCATCATTAATTTTGTACATAGTCAACTTTTTCATTCAATCACCTGCCTTTCTTAAAATAAAAAGAGCACCCTTCCTCTGGGTACTCCGTATAATAATAGTTTAACATACTTGTTTAATTATGACTTAATTATAAATTAATGTTTAATTAATGTTTTATGAAAAAAACATTAATGTCGATAACTTTTGTATTATTCTAGTCTTATAAATTGACGTTGTTTGTTCTGTGAAATTTAATCTTTCAGCTACTTTATTATTGGGTATTTTATCAAAATATCTATATTTAATTATTTTATATTCATCTTCTGTTAATACTTCTAAAGCATTATCTACTCTTTGGATCATGTTTTCTTTTTTAATCATTAATTGATTTAAATGTTCTATACGTTTCTCTTTCTGTTCTATTTCTTGCTCTACTGAACTGTTATTGTTATGAGTTTTAGGCATATCATCATATTGCATAGCTCCTATACCTCTATAATTATTTTTAATTTCTTCTATTTCAAGCAATATATTCTTAATTTCAGCTTTTATAGTTTTATAATTATAAAGCATACCCTCAACTTTTCTATAATACTTATTTTTATCAGCCATAATTCACCTCCTAGTAACATTTTTAGTAACAAAAATGTTACTATTTTGTTACCTACTCTAGCCATTGATATATCTAACTTTACACAATTTTAATAGTAAGGTAACATTTTTAAAAAACATATGCAGTCAACTTTATATAAACGTGTGTGTACATACGTGCGTGTACATATATATTTATGTTACTTTGTTACTAATACATATATATATAATATAAAGCTAGTAATACCAAGACTTTAGAGTGGTAACATTTTTAGTAACAAATAGGTAACATTTTTTTAATTTAGTTACTTTTATTAAACTCGTCCGGAAATACAACTTTTCGCTCGTTTTCCCCCCATTCAACCTCAAAAATATCCGGCGGAACTATTGCCTCTAGCCCCAACTTTTTAATTTTTTTAATATCATATAAGTCAAACCTTATGTTGGTATCTTCCACTTTTATTACTTTTGCTGACGGTTTCAATAAATATCCTGCCATTTTAGCCTGTTTCTTAAAATCTTTTAGCTCCATTAAAGTCTGTTTGTTGCCAATGTCTTTCATATACGAAAAAATCTGATTATACATTTCACTTGTCCTTATATATAGGCTACCATCTTTTTGCTGCACAGCCTTTTTAACATTTTCCTCGTACACTCTGCCATCGCCTATAATCTGGTCATATAAACTTAATATTTTCTCAACTTCCGAGAGTGAATCATCCATATCGTCAAGTATCTCATTTCTAATATTAGCAATTACTGTATTCTCATAGTTTTTAATTTCCTGTAGTTGGAACTGCTTAAGCAGTTTATTCAATATAGCGATTCCAGTGCAAATATTAACAGCTGTATTTAAAGGTCTGTCTTTTAATCCTTCAATTTTAGCAGCTTCATTTTCTCTTAGATTTTTATATTCTTCTACAGGCATATTAAGGACTACATCAATTAAGCTTCTACCTAACTTGTTTAAAATATCTTGATGATTTACAATCCATTCCATGGCTTCAGTTTGTTCTTTCGTTCTTTGAGTTTTTGAAAAGTAAATTATACATGACCTTTCATTCAATGCTTTTTCGTTGTTGACAAAAGTTTCTTCGCCTGCTAATATAAGCGGTCTTGAAAGTGCAAGAACTGTATTACTTTTTAAATTTCTATTACCTCTATCAACTGTGTGCCTATCATAAGAGTTTCTTAAAATTTCACTTATCATGTTTTTCTTATAATCATTCATTTTGCTTGGCTTAAATTCTTCAAAGAGTAATGAATAATTTCCTTCACTTAGGGCTTTTTCCATGGCAAATGGCGTTGTTAATGTAATTGACTTAATATCATTTTTGGGATAATTTAAGATAGCAGCGATAATATTTTCCATTACCGTACTTTTACCGCCTCCACTTTCGCCGGCTAACAATAAATGATGAAAACTTACATTTACCTCCATAGCCTGAGCTATTGCAAGATTATTAATTATTGTGCCTATAATGGAATAACTTATTTTCTTTGGTGCAAATTCAAATAGGTATTTCATAAGCTTTTGAAGTTCTTTTTTCCCTATAGGTTTTATATTCTAACTCTGCTAAATCCCTCTTAAATTTGATTTCCGATACATTGCCACGTGCTACATCTGGTATTAAAGTGGCTTGTAATCCCTCTGTTTTAAGTTTCATTATTTCTTTGCTTAATGCTAATCTATACTCTTTTTCATTTGTTGCGTATTCCTTAGCTTTCTTTGTTATAGCATTAACCCCATCTTCTATTCTCTTGGAGGTATCATATATTGCTTTCCCAACTTCTATGTAATCCATTTATTCCTCCTTTGCTGCATACATCAAACATGCTAAACCGTACCCTATTATTACCCCTAGCCACAAAGTTAACATACTTCCACCCTCTCCACTATTAAATAATTCTTTTCCCTTGTAATCCTGCAATTTCTTAACTCTCTAGTCTTTTTAATACGGTCAATGTCATTCTTAAAAGGTATAGTTTCTATGCTTATCAGTTTCCCACTTTTAATCATTAGATTTACCCCCTAACTATTTAATATCTCCCTCATAAGTACCGCAGTAATGACAAGTCCTACACCGTCTTTAATAGGTGTAGCTATAGCCTTTTCTCTTACTTCCTTTGATACATCACCTAGTCCTACATCTATTACAATTGCATCCTCTTTTACCATATCCGCAGTAATAAGATTCTTAGAACCAGTGGCACCCACAACTATGTCCGCTCTTATTGTTTCTGCTTTTATATCTGCTGTTCTGCTATTACATACTGTTACAGTGTAGCCCATATCTTTCAGTTCCTTGGCTATCTCCCACCCTATATTGCTGCCCACAACTACCGCTTTACCCCTTGGAGGTATTTTGTAGTATTCTAATATTTCTCTTACTGCTGTAGCTGTGCAGGACTTGGAATTTATAAAACCGTCTATGTCTTTATCTAAATGGATTTCTTTTTTTAAGATTTCTTTTATATTATCTGGAATTGGATTTAAGACTAGAATTTTATCGCAACTTTGATTAAATACATCTAACCATTTTTGAGTAGTTTCTTTATCATAATTTTCTATATCCATACAGAATATGTTTATTTCTAATTCTTCTCTCGCTTGATCTATTGACTTATAATACATTGTTGTGTCTTTGTAAGAACCACATTTAATTACACCTATCGTTTTCTTATCCTTTACAGGCTGTAGGTTCATTGCTTTGACCACTTTTGTACAATCTAGCATTAACTCACTTTCCTTTCTTCTGTACTCTCTATCATAATTTCATTTATACGTTCCATAATCTTATTTGCTCTTTCTTCTCCCACTCTGTTTTCTCTCATAGCTTCAAATGTTGCTTCACTCAAATATTCCTTAAATAATTTTACATAGGTGTCTAGTCTTTGTTCTGCTAGTTTATCAACTAATTCCAATGTATTTTTATCTAGCTTGTTTACCCTCTTTTGTAGCTTTTCTTTTTCACGCTCAATTTTTCTTCTCTCTTGCCTACTCATTATATTTCCTCCAATTCTAATTCTACTCGTGGATCATTAGAATAATATTTATCTACTTGCAAAGACACAACTTGGCTATCATCTTTATATGCAATTCCATTTAAGCTATCTAAAATTATCTTAGCTACATTGTCTAAGTCTGGCTTTTTGGTAGGTCTGATTATTTCGTGTTTCATTTCTGCCTTTTTTACTTTACTAGCACTCTTAGGTATGGAATAATAAGCTGTTATTTTAGCTTTTATATAGCCTTGTAGTTTGGGTAATTTGTTTAGGATATATAACTCCTTAACATAGTTTTCGTAGTTTACAGTAGCCTTAGGCGTAAATGCTATACCGTTCTTGCATACCCTTGGTCTTGCCTTTCCTTTTGGTTCTCCTTCTATAACAAGCTTAATCAACTCTTTTCCCTCCCATGCAAACTATTATTATATCTTCCCTCTTATACTGTCCTCTGTACTGTGTCATAAGCTTAGATAAACTCTTTATTGCGTTATCACTTATTCCTAAAATCTTTTGTATATCTTCTAGCTTGTACTGCTCCTGTGTAAATTCGCTTTCTAACCACTCCTGGAACTCTAACTTTAATTTATTGTTAAGTGCTTCTCCATGTTTTCCGTGTACTCCGCAAGTTCCCCTATGATGTTCTCCACATAGATAAACTATATTTTTCTTACATCTTTCTAAAGGCTTACATTGTTTTCTATAGATTATATGGTGTTCTTCACTTCGTGGCTTTCCGCATATATAACACTCTTTCATTTGTTACCTCCTTAGAGGGGATTAATACCCCTCCACTTGTCTTTTATAGTTAACCTCATGCTTTTTCATATATGCTTGTTCTATTTCTTTCGCTGTAAATCCTATTGTATTCGCTACACTAAGCATAAAATGTAATATGTCAGCGTATTCATCAAGAAGTCTTTCCTTGCTTTCACTAGGCTTATTACTCCAATACTTAAAGCAACGTGTCGCATTTGCAAATTCCCCAACCTCTACACTTAAAGCTAAAATTCTATCTCTTAAAAAACTTTTATCATTAGCATCTATATACTCTGGATAATCATATCTATTTTTTATGATAAATTGGTCTAGTTCCCTTTGCTTTTCTAACAGTTCACTTATCTGCATAGTTCTCTCCTTATTTTTTCCTTCATCATTTTTCTTACCATTTTTATAGCTTGGTCTAGGCTGTACCCTTCCGAGTACAACCTATAAATTTCTTCTGACCAAAACTTCTTATCCACTCTATCTACCTCCTATTATACCATATTTACTAACTTTTTATTACTATTTTAGTATTAAATTACTAAAAAAGAGCTTGAATTAGAAAGGTATCTCTCCGCCGTCTACTGGTGTTATGTCTGCGGAATTATTCACATTTTCCGAATTGCTATTTGCCCACTTTAATACTTCCAATTCTTCTACAATTACGTCTGTTGTATATACTTTATGCCCGTCTTTAGCTTCGTAACTGCCTGTGTTTATTCTTCCTACAATTCCTACCTTAGCACCTTTTACTAGATATTGTGCCATGCTCTCCGCACCTTTACCAAACCAAACACAGTGTATAAAGTCCGCTCCATCTTCCTTTTTTCTCTTTTGTACTGCTAGAGTAAACTTTGCTACTGCAACTCCACTACCTGGTAAAAATTTTAACTCACTATCCTTTGTTAAGTTTCCTGTTAATATTACTTTATTCATTAATAATTCCTCCCTTATATTCGTATTAATTTCAGCTCCTGAAGCTGCATATTTTATTCACATTACGCTATATATTTTCTTCTAGTAGCTGCCCCACCTCTTACATGCCTAACAGATAGATTATAATCTAGTAAGACGAATTTATTCTTCTTCAGAACAATAATGCTCTGCAACCTTGTCACATACAAAGCTACAACTCATATTAATTGCTCCACTACAACCTAAGCAGCACTTATAACAAGCGTCTTTATATTCATTTAACCCATAATCCCTTGTGCTACAAATTCCTTGTTTATGACTATCACATTGTAATAACATGTCTGCCTTTGCCTGTTTTAGTTGATTTATAACTACATCAATACTCTCAGCTTTTGCAAAAGTCATTATTACAGGAAAGTCACCAACTTTACATTCTTGCCCTGCCTTTATATCACCTATAGCATTTATTTCTCTTGCAGATTGATTACTAAAAGCAACCATACCTATTACTTTGTAATTCTCATCAAGAAAATGCCCTCCATTTACGCAAATATCACCTGTACCAAATTCCAAATCTATTTGATTATCTTCTCTTTTTATCATTACATTTTTCTCCTTTCAATATATTTATGCAATACATTTACCTCTCTTTTCTATATTATTTCTTTCAAACACCTTATTTACAGTTTTTACACATATACCAAAGTGGTCTGCTAGTTGCTGCAACGTATAGCCGCCTTTATATAGGCTTTTAAATTCTTCTATATCAATCTCTTTTTTAGTATGAGCGTTTGATAAATCCCTTCTTGGTATGTTCCATTTAATCATTTTCCATGCTATTTTATTCTGTGTAGTATTAAATTCCTCTGCTATTTCTATTGCACTTAATCCTTGTTCCCAGTACATTCTTTGTAATTCTTCTTTTGTAATATTACATGGATTATAATGTGTCGCAACCTTTGGCGTAGTCTGACTAAAGCATTTAATTTTACTAACCCATGCCCTTAGCTGTTCTGGTGTTTCCTTAATAACTTTCACTCCACATGCTTCTGTTACCGCAACTAATTGTGCAACACTTGGTTCTTTGGCTATTCTATTATATATCTTTTCGCTTATATACCAATCTATTAATTCTCTTTTCATAACGCTTTTCTGAAAGTTGTCTTTGATAATTCTCCCCAACTTAATTATGTCATTCTTTTGCATTTAACTCTCCCTCCATTTTCTCCATAAGTTCCTCCGCTACCCTTATGCTACAACCTAGTGCGGTTGCTAACATCATTCTAGCTACTTCCCAACTGTAACTCTTTTTATTATCCATAGTTAACCCCCTATATAAAAACGAATTATTTTATATAATCTAAATAATGCTCGATAAGTTCAATTTTGTTCATATTTAGCCACTTATCTAATACATAATCTAACAATTCACTATCATCAGCTACCATTTCATTACATTTATATGGTGTACCTTCGCATGGATTTTCACAACTGTTCTTAAAATCACAATAATAGCAACATTGTCTAGTTCCCGCCCTTTCAAGCTCACAATACCTTTTGCAAATTCCCTTCATACTAATCACCTCTATTTATCTATTTTAATAATTCCCATAATTGCATAGTTAGCAAGGTCAATCAACGTATCTCTTATACTCTCGTCTTTTACTCTGTTTTCTGCTTTTATAAGTCTTTTAAACCTCTGCAACTTATCTTCTAGCCTTATTGCTAACATAACTGGACCATATTCCTCATAAGTCTTTGAAAAGCTATCACCATAATCAGCGTTTTTTCTTTTTTCAAAATGTGGCTTAACTGTTTAAATTTAAAATATTGATAACTGTTCTCCTTCAGTTTTATTTTCAACTAGCATTTGATCTTTTGCTTTTTTAAAAAACTCTTTAGATATTTCAAAGCCATAACTATTTCTATTAAGTTCCATGCAAGCTCTTAGTGTTGTTCCACTCCCTGCTACTGGGTCTATTACAACGTCGCCCTCATCTGTAAATATTTCTATTAATTTTTTTAAAACATTAACTGGTTTTTGAGCTGGATGAATCTTTGGGTATTCCTTCTTATTATCTCTCTTCCACTCGAACCAATTAAACACCATATGCCCATTATTTCTGAATTTAGGTAGCTTATTTCTGTAAAGAACTAAAGCATACTCTGTTGCCCCACATATTCTCATGTTTGCCTTTAACACTTGTGGACTATAATTTTTGCAGAATACAAGAGGAATATTATGTTTAAATCCATATTTTTCAGCATACTTGATTACTGTTTGAATTTGTTCAAATGCACAAAATACAATCATACATGGAGCATCTGATGGTTTTCCTCTCCCATTACTCTTGGCTGGTTCCTTCTTTAAAAGTTTATTGCAAAAATGAAAATACTCTGCAATATTAAAGTTAAAGTCTGAATTAAACGCTGCTTTGCCTGCTAATTTGCTTTCACCATTTTTGTTGTCTCCGCCCTTGTACCACATTGGATTACTTCCGTAAAAGTTATTCCCAATGTTATAAGGTATATCTGCTATAACTAATTGAGCCTTTGGTATGTTATACCTTTTATAATTTTGAAAATTGTCATTGAACAGTTCTGTTTTAATTTTTTTCATTTTCTTTTCCTCCATATCTGGAGGTGTGCACACACTTTTTATCTAGAATTACTCCAATTTTTATTGAATACTATATATTCTATAATTAAAATTGCTATCTGCTGTTACGCTATATTTAACCTTAAAATTTTTTAGATATTTTTCAATAATTCCCTTAACATCTTTTAATACTTCTTCTATAGGTCTATTAGCATCTACTGCATAATCACATGGAACTGTTGTGAACTACCACCACTTATAGAAGATGGTGGCTTCGTGGTCAATACTACTACTGTAGCAAGTTTACCCACGCTCAAAAGGTCGAACCAACCTCGCTTATTACCAAAATTATATAGCTAATTTCAGTAGATTTTTACTTGCATTTATATCCCTATCATGGTGTGCACCACAATTAGGACATATCCATTCTCTAAGTGCTAGATTTTTTACTTCCTCATTTTTATATCCACATTCAGAGCATAGTTGACTACTAGCATAATTAGAAGGTGCTATAATTATTTCTCTACCATACCAATCACCCTTATATTCTAACATTCGTCTAAATTCTGACCAACTAGCTTCACTTATAGCTTTAGCTAATTTATGATTTTTTTGCATATTCTTTACTTTTAAGTCCTCAATAACTATAGATTGGTTTTCTCTAATTAGTTTAATTGATAACTTATTTAAGAAATCTGCTCTTTGATTAGCTATTTTCTCATGTAATTTAGCAACTTTTAATCTTGCTTTTTTTCTATTATTACTACCTTTTTGCTTTCTTGACAAATCTTTTTGAAGTTTTGCTAATCTCTTTTCAGATTTTCTAAGATGTTTTGGATTAGGTTCTCTATATCCATCAGAACATATTGCAAATTCCTTTAACCCAACATCTACACCTATTTTTTTATCAATTTTAGGTAATGCAAAATTTTCTGTATCAACTAAAATTGATATGTAATATTTTCCACTTGGTACTTGTGATACAGTACAGCTTTTAATTAATCCTGTGAATTCTCTATGCTGCTTCATTTTAATCATTGATTTCAATTTAGGTATTTTTACATATCCACTTTCTATAAATACCGTTCCTTTTTGATTATTAGTAGTATAACTATGATAATTTGTTTTTTTACTTTTGAATTTAGGAAATCCAATGGATTTATCTCTAAAAAATTTTTTATATGCTTTATCTAAATTTAATTGAGCATTAGCTAGTGCTAGACTATCAACTTCTTTAAGCCATTCAAACTCTTTCTTATATTGTGCTGGAGTTGGGTATTTTATATTTTTAATATCCAGGTCTTTGTTTTCTTCAAAAGATTTAATCCTATCTGACAGCATTTTATTATATATAAATCTAGTACATCCAAAAGTTTTTGCTAAATATATTCTTTGTTCTTCATTAGGATAAATTCTAAATTTGTAAGTTTTTAACATTATTATTCACCTCCTATATTATAATTTAATTATATCATATTGATACCAACTTGTCAACTGATATTTTTTATGTTATAATAAAGTTGGAGGT